CGTCGGGGTTACGCCCACGCGCAGCGGTCAATGCGCGGTCGATGGAGGAACAAATGGACGCCACCACAACGGCCGGCTTGCTCGGCACCTTTCGGTCTCAGCTGATCAAAGAGGGCTTCGACGAGCACGAGGCTTTCGCCTTCTGCGACGTCGTCCTTCGCGACTACCTCAGGGACCCTGAGAACGCAGTGGTGGTGAGCTGATGTCTGAGCCAACCCCCGAGGGCGGTAACACCAGCGGAGAGACGCCCGCCGCTAACGAGTTCGAGCCGATCACTTCCCAGGAAGACCTGAACAAGGTCATCTCTGACCGCATCCAGCGCGAGCGCGCCAAGTACGCGGACTACAAGGACGTGAAGGCGAAGGCGGCGAAGCTCGACGAGATCGAGAACAGCAACCGCACCGAGGCCGAGAAGCACCAGGCCCGCGTGACCGAACTCGAGTCCGAGCTCAACGCCGTCCGCAGCGAGTCCATGCGCCTGCGGATCGCAAGCGAGCACGGCATCACTGACGCCGACGACATCGCACTGTTCCTCACCGGCACGGACGAGGAGACCTTGACCAAGCAGGCCAAGCGCCTCTCCGACCGCGACGCCGACCGCAAGAAGAACGGCAACCAGGTGCCCCGTGAGGGCGCGACCAACACCAACGTCGACAGCAGCGAGCGTCAACTCGCTCGCGACCTGTTCGGCGGGTAACCCGAAAGGAGACGGCGATGGCCGTTCTCGGAACCAGCAACATCACCCTGCCCAAGAACATCGCCTCTGGCCTGTTCAAGAAGGCCACGACCGGCTCCGCCGTCGCCGCCCTCTCGGGAGCCGAGCCGCAGCAGTTCGGCGAGGTCACCCACATGACCCTGACCGGCCGCCCCCGCGCCGAGTACGTCGGCGAGGGTGCGGACAAGAGCCACACCACGCCGACCTTCGGAACCAAGGTCGTGACCCCGCACAAGGTGCAGGTCACGATGCGGTTCAACGAGGAGGTCCAGTGGGCCGACGAGGACTACCAGCTCGGTGTCCTCTCGGAGCTCGGCGAGGAGGGCGGCGTCGCCCTGGCGCGCGCACTCGACCTCGGCGTGTTCCACGGCATCAACCCGCTGACCGGCACGGCGATCTCCTCGATCGTCGCCGGCGATCGCATCGCCACCACGACCAACGCGGTCGAGCTGACCACGGCGACGCTGACCACGCCGGACCTGGTCCTCGAGCAGGCCGCCGGCCTCATCATCGCGGACGGCTACCAGCCCAACGGTGTCGCGTTCGATCCCTCGTACGCATGGACGATCGCGACCGCCCGTTACTCCGACGGTCGCAAGAAGTTCCCCGAGGTTGGCTTCGGTGCCAACATCTCAAGCTTCGAGGGCCTGAACGCCTACAGCTCGACCACCGTGTCGGGCCTGCCCGAGGCCTCGGCGAACACCAACGTCAAGGCGATCCTCGGCCAGTGGGATCTCCTGCGGTGGGGCGTCCAGCGTCGCATCCCCGTCGAGCTCATCAAGTTCGGCGACCCGGACGGCCAGGGCGACCTCAAGCGCAAGAACCAGATCGCCCTCCGCCTGGAGGTCGTCTACGGCTGGGGCGTCATGGATCTCGACGGCTTCTCGGTCGTCGTGGACAAGGTCGCCAACGTCTGATGGGCCGGTTCACCGACACCACGACCGGGGTGACCTTCTCTGTCGCTGACGAGAAGGACGACCGCTACGCCGGCGAGGGCTACAAGCCTGCCGACGCAGGGGACAAGCCCAAGCCCAAGTCGTCGACCCGCGGGTCGACGACCAGCAAGTCCGACAAGTAGCGCAAGGGAGGGGTCGTCATGGCTGAACCATTCGCGACCGCAGCGGATCTCGAGGTTCGCTGGCGGCCCTTCTCTGGCGACGAGCAGGCGACCGCCGCGGCACTCCTCACGGATGCCTCGGCGATCGTCCGCTCGGAAGTCAAGGACATCGACGAGCGGATCACCCTGCTCAAGTTGGACAAGGACATCGTCCGGGCCGTTGTCTGCTCGATGGTGAAGCGCGCGATGGTCGCCGGCCTCCAGGCTGGCGTCTCGGCGCAGCAGCAGAGTGCCGGGCCGTTCGCGCAGTCCCTCACCTTCACCAACCCTGCCGGGGATCTCTACCTGACCCGGGCCGAGCGTCGCCGCCTCGGCGGCGTCGCTGCTCGTGCCTTTGAGATCGACACCCGGCCTGCGCGCAGCGGCAACCACGCCGACATCTGCACCCTCAACTTCGGCGGCAACTACTGCTCCTGTGGCGCCGTGCTGACCGAGGGCCTGTACCCGCTGTACGAGACGGGCGGGCTGTGAGCTTCCCGACCCCCTGGACGGTCGACGTCCTGCGGCGCTCCAGCGGCGGCACAGACGCCCACGGGAACCCCGTGACGTCGTACGGAGACCCGGAGACCCACCGTGTCTACGCCATCGCCCCAGGTGGCTCTACAGAGCCGTTCGAGGGCAACCGTGACGCCGTGACCTGGGATCTGGACGTTCTCTCTCCAGCTCCCATCGCAGAGCCGCAGGACCGCGTCGTCGTCGCTGGCGATGTGTATGAGGTCGAGGGGCGACCCGACGACTTCACCCGCGGCCCGTTCGGATGGGCTCCCGGCTACCGCATCCGCCTCAACCGCGTGGAGGATCTGTGAAGCCCGTACGCATCGAGCTCAACAGCAAGGGCATCGAGACCATCCTCCGCAGCGAGAAGGTCCGTGCCGACCTCGAGCGCCGCGCACAGGCCATCGCCGACGCTGCAGGCGGCGAGCCGGAGGACTACGCG